GTATGAAGCTGTACGCTACAAGGAAATAGTCGACAAGACCCCAAGACATTGCTCTTACAAGAGTGTTTCTTATTACATGTAGTCGATGATGGTCTGCGTATGCTACGGCAAGGCGCAGACCATTTTTGTTTTATTAATCTAAAGCTAAGAGTAATGAGCAAACATTTCCAAAAAGTACTGAAAGCGTTGAAAACGAGCGATGACGTGAAGGCACTCGGTTTCGACAGAGACGAGATCAAGCGTCTTGCTTCTGACATCGACAAGAAGCTTAGTCTCAGTGATGATGCCTCCGACGAGGATGTCGAGAATGCAATCGATGAAGCTGTCGAGAATGCACTCCCCTACCTCAAGATGGCCCAGAGCACCGTATCGAGAATCGTCAAGAAGAAGCTTGCCAAGTCCAAGAAGGACGAGGAAGGTGACGATGACGATGATGATGACGATGACGAGGGCGGCGGTTCTGACGATGATGATGACGATGACGAAGATGAGGATCCGAAAGGAAAGAACACCAAGAAGTCGAAGAAGCAGAAGAAGAGCCGTATCTCCAAGTCAGACGATGACGATGACGAAGTGAAATCCCTCCTGAAATCTGTCTTGAAGAAGATAGAGAAGCAGGAAGAGACCATTGCCTCTCTCCGCAAGGGCAGTGTCGTAGACAAACGCCGTGCGAAGCTTGAGAAGATTCTGAAGGACACCGGCACTTTCGGCAAGCGCTATCTGCGCAGGTTCGAGAAGATGGAGTTCGATGATGACGATGATTTCGAGGAGTTCCTTGATGAGGTCATGGACGATCTGGAGGAAACCAATCAGGAGCGAGCCAACGCCGGGTTGGACAAGCTTGGCATCAAGACTGCCCCCGAGGGCAAGCATGGTGACCAGGAAGACGAAAATCAAGAAGTAGCATCCGACGAAGAGGTGGATAAGTTGGCTGACCTCCTCTGAGTCATTAAAAACCGAAGATTATGGCAACTCATAAAATTGGAAAGGCTGAGGCATTCGAGTTCGGTAACGACCCGATTGTCATCAGAGTATACGGAAAGTCCATCATCAATGGTCGTGTGCTCGACACAACGGGCTACACCGAGGAGTACATCCGTAAAGGCCAGTTGGTCATCCGTGATGAAGCCAACGGCATCAGCAAGCCAATGCCCGTTGTTAACGGTGCATATGGCGAGCTTCCCTCAGGTTATGTCTACGAGGGTGTGGCAAAGGCCACCGTCTCTGCCGACGAGCCTTGGGTAGGTGTTATGTACGAGGGTGAGGTGAACGACATCGCAAGCCCCTATCCCCTCACAAGTTCAATGTTGGCCGCTTTGAAGACCGCTCTCCCCGAGTTGGCATTCAAGCACTCTTAAAAGTTAGGAGGACAAAACTATGGCAAAAGAGAAATCGCTTTTTAAGAAGTATGTAGACCGCCTCATGCCAAGGCTGCAGCGCCTCGTTGAGAAGGTCAATGAGAAGAGACAGGACACTCGTACCTATCTGCACAAGGATAGCACGATCCTGCGCAAGGAGTTCAAGTCTGACAACAAGTGGGAGGCTTCCTCTGTGAACACGACGTACATTGCTGCCGACTTCATGGCATTCGATTCGCCAGTCGACATCAAGACACGTCCTACTATCTCCAAGGCCAACGGCAAGCTGCCGAAGGCTGGTATCGGACGCAATCTGACAGAGTCTGAGCTTACAGACCTGCAGAACCTCGCTGCCAACGGAGGCAACGATGAGCGTGTCGCAAGACGTATCGCAGATGACCTCGTCTTCTGTAACGTAGGTCTTGACGAGCTGTATGAGTGGGCTTTCCTCTACGGCCTGTATTGGGGCTTCGTAGGCATGCCTGATATCGACAATCCGCAGAACATGATGATTCTGGACTTCCAGTACCTGCCCGAGAACATCTTCGGCACGGAGACGAAGGGTGTCATCACTCTTGACGATATCGATCGTGTGTTCTCTGCTATCTCTGAGAATCAGGACAGCGTAGACACCGTCTGGATCAGCAAGAGCGCCCTGAAGGAGCTGCGCCGTACAAGACGGGCACAGGAGCTGGTAGCCGATGCCGATGAGAAGGTGTATACCGATGATACCACCCTGAAGACCCCGAGCGAGAGCAAGTTCATTCAGGTGTTCGAGGACGAGTACGAGTGCCGTCTGCGTGTCATTGACCGCACAATCGTATTCGAGAAGAACGGAAAGAAGATCAAGCGCAAGCCATGGGGCAACGAGCGTATCATCTTCACCTGCAACCCGACAGTCGGAACGTTCGCCTATGGTGAGCTCGCAGAGAACCGCAACCGTGTCAACGGAGTCGTTTACAACCTCGTTGACGACTACAAGCTGGTTGCCCGCTACTCTGTGAACGACCCGTCACTGGTGGAGAAGACCACAGGTCAGTCTATCGCCGCTCCTATCATCGAGGATACCGATCAGGTGTATGTCCTTGACTCTACCAAGTCTGTTGAGGTCGACGAGACCGCAGAGGTTGAGGACGAGGACGACAAGTTCATCACCTACGAAGGCAAGAAGTACAACAAGGCTTCATTCGTGAATGCCCTGAACGCCCTGACAGGCGGTCGTATGTCTGCCACCTCAAGTGATGATGCAATCCTGAAGAAGGTGAACACTCTGAGCGACGAGCAGGAGGAGGCTTTCAAGACCTCTATTGCAGGAACTGAAGTGACTAATGGTTAAAGTTAGATGAACGTATGAAGACAGTCAGCCAGGCACTCATTGACAAGGTGCATTACCCAGTCCCAAGCGGATTTGTGGAGAACGTGTGTATCGAGCGCAAGCTTGACCCCGAAGGACAGTACGACTATGATATGTCGCAGTCCAAGGGGTTCAAGGGTGCGGTGGCTGACTGCCTTTACTCTCTCGTCCAAGCTGTAAACTTCTCGGAGTCGGATAAGTCGGTAGGCAATCTGACTGACGAGCAGCGTAAGCTTATACTCAGACAGGCGAATGCCCTTTACGGGGAGATTGGCGAGCCGCTCAAGGATGACGGCAAGCCCAAGGTCTACATAGGAGGATAGCAGATGGCAGTGCTTAACATGACACCGAGCTACCTCTATCAGGGTGTGACCTCTGCGGGCTATACCGATGAAGACGGCAACAAGCACCCTGGAAGCACTGAGTATGTACGATACCTGAAATGCGACATTGTGCCGTCCGGCCCCTCTACAGAGAGGGATTTTGGTGACGGAGTGCTCCAGTCCTATTCCTACACCATCTATGTCTTCGACAGGAGATGCAGGAATTTCGCCATTGGTGAGAAGGTCAAGTTCGAGAAGGACGGGCGTCTGAGCGGAGAGTTCCTCGTCAAGGGGTTCCACCGTTATCAGCACCAGTGCAAGATTTGGGTCTGATGGGCATAAAGTGCAGGGGCAATATCAAGATGATGGATGCCATTCTGAAGAAGATGGCGGAGATCGTGAAAAGGCAGCTGACCACCACCCTCGCATACCTCGGCGAGCAGTGCGTCAGGAAGATAAGGAACAGAAGCGCATCCGAGAGCTGGATAGACCAGACTGGAAACCTGAGGAGTTCGATAGGCTATGCCCTCCTCGACCAAGGGAAGAGAGTCATGCAGTCTTCATTCGATGTAGTACTCGGAGGCACCCAAGGCCCTTCGGAATCCAAGAGGTATATTGACGAGTTAGCCGCACAGTATGCCCAGGTATATGCCCTTGTAGTGGTCGCAGGTATGAGTTACGCTGATTATGTGGAGGCAATAGACGGAAAGGACGTTCTCGCATCAACGGGCTTGTGGGCTCAGTCCAAGGTGGACGAGTACATCACCCGAGCTAATCAGAAGGCAATCAACGAGATTAACAAGCTTTTCATGAGATGATAAAGTCGGAAGGGAAGATAGTAACGGAGATATACAAGCACATCATCACTACGCAGCTCGCAGCGATGATAAGCGGAAAGGTTCTCAAGTCGGTAGACAGGGATCCGAACTCCGTGAAGGAGGACATCGTCATCAAGGCTCTCGCCAACAGCCCCAAGCAGGTGCAGGAGGCGATTGTCAACGTGAACCTCTATGTTCCCGACAACCTCGACGAAGGCCAGTATGTGAAGAACGGGGCGAGGTGCGACCAGCTTGAGGAGCAGGCTGTCAAGGATCTTGAAGTGTTCTGGGTAGGCCCTGCGAGAATCCATCTCGAGGAGCAGCACACCTACAAGGTGGACGATGCGAGATGTCATGTCATCAACTGCAGAATGATTTACAAAATTGAAAATTCATAGAAATTATGGCAACACAGAAAATTATCGGTTGGGGTAAAGACTCCATTAAGGTAGGTGATGTAACCTACGACGATATCGTTGAAGGCTCTACCGCCCTCTCTGTAGAGGAAGGTGAGGAGCAGGAAGCCCTCATCGAGGGTGGTGAGGCAGAAGCCCGCAAGCAGAAGCCCGACAAGTACCTCCTCGACTTCGAGCGCCGTATCGCCGACGAGAACGATGTAGAGCCCGGTTTCACTGAGAACGCTGGCAATGTAGAGGTTATCCCCGAGAGCACTGGTGCCATCGGTGTCAAGCTGACTGGTTGCTCTTGCCGCATCAACCTCACGTTCGACTCTACTGATGGTCTGAAGGCCCATTATCAGTACAAGACGAAGGGCTCTCATGACGAGAATGGCAAACTGACGGATGTCATCCTCCAAAAGAAGGTCTAAACCAAGAACCCTCGCAGCCTGGGGTCTATCGGGCTGC